CTTTATGGTGTAATAGGCACACAATACGGAACTCCAACAAGTTCTGCGGTGTTTAAATTACCTGACTTACGTGGAAGATTCCCATTAGGTAAAGACAATATGTCTAACCCAGGTTTAGGACAAGGTTCAGCGGATAGAGTTACAGCGGTAGCGGCAGATAATTTAGGTCAAGGTGCAGGTGATGAGAAGAAAACAATCACAAAAGAAAACCTACCAGATCACGAACACAATATGAGAGCAAACAATGGTGATCAATTCTTTGGTTCAAGAATGATAGCAGGTGCATCAACAGATAATGAAGTAACAACTAGAGATGGACCTGATTTAACAAATACACTAGGTGCTCAACAATTACCTAATTCAGGTGGAATCAGCGGCACAATAGGACAACAAATGGATGTAATGAATCCTTACATGACATTAAACTATATAATTTATACTGGAGGCATTTAATGAGTTATAAACTAAACAAAACAGATGGTAGTTTACTTGTTGATCTAGTTGATGGTCAATTAGATACTACTTCCAGTGACTTAACACTTATAGGAAGAAACTATTCAGGTTTTGGTGAAGTTTTAAATGAAAACTTTATACAACTTTTAGAAAACTTTTCAAACGCAACAGCACCTATTAATCCGTTAAGAGGTCAATTATGGTTTGATACAACTGAAAATAGATTAAAAGTATACAACGGATCGGCTTTTGTTGCTTCAGGCGGTACAACAGTTTCTAACACACAACCAAACATGGTTGCAGGTGATATTTGGATCAACAACGAAACAAGTCAACTGTATTTCTTTGATGGTACAAATTTAAAATTAGTTGGTCCAGTATATTCTAACGCCCAAGGAACTTCAGGTTTTGAAGTTGTAAGTTTATTAGATACACAAAACGTTACACAACACGTTATTAAAATGTTTGTTGCAGGCAGTTTAGTAGGCGTTCATGCAAATGCAGTATTCACTCCAGTGGCAACAGGTAGAATTACAGAACTTGTATCAAGTTCTAATCCAAATGGCGAAATCAAAAAAGGTTTTAACACTGTAGGCACAGATTACAAATACATTGGAACAGCAACAGTTGCCGAAGCACTTGTTGATGGTAATGGAACAATTAGAAATGCTGACAGTTATCTTGTGTCAGATGGTGATGACACAACTGTAGGTGCATTAACAATACAAAACAATGCAGGTTTAACAGTAGGTCTTAATAATAACACAAAATTACAATTTACAAACAATGCATTCACTATTGCCAATCAATTAACAGGACAAGATGTAGAAATTAAAGTAAGAAATCCAGCAGAATTGTCTGCATTGAAAGTAGATGCAACAAACAGTAGAGTTGGAATTTACAAAGTATCACCTACAAAAACTTTAGACGTAGGTGGAGATGTTAATATTGATGGTAATCTTGTTGTTGCAGGTACAACAACATCCATAGATGTACAAGATTTAAGAGTAGAAGACAAAAATATTGAACTTGCAATAGACAGCAACGGTAATGTAGGTAATGATGCCGCAGTAGATGGTGGTGGTATTATATTAAAATCAAGTCAAGGTGACAAATCATTTGTATGGCAAGATGGTACAGACAGTTGGACAAGTTCTGAATTTATAGATTTAGCGGCGACTAAAGGAATAAAAATTAACACAAACACAGTTTTAACAGAAACGGCATTAGGTGCCAGTGTAACTACTGCACCTGGTTTAACAATACTTGGAACTTTAACACAATTAGTTGTAGATGATGTAACAGTTGATGGTTCAAGTGTGTTTACTTCAGCAAACAGTTTACAATTAGGCAGTAATGGTCCAATCACAGTATTGAGCAGTAACAGAATTACAGGAGTAGGTTCACCAGTAAATGATTCAGATGTTGCAACAAAAGGTTACACAGATGGATCAACTGTAATAGGTTTAGATATGAACGTGACTGGATTGAATATGGCTTCGCCTTACAATGATGTAAGAGACGAATTAGAAAAATTATTCCCAGCAGGCGGTTACACATTGGCAAGTCCTAATAGACCAACAAATGCTAATTTTTCTAACAGTGTAATACCAGCAAGAGGACAAGGTGCATTGGCAAGAGTAAGAGCAGTGAACTATGGTTCAGGTGGTGGTTTCAGTATTCCAAGCATACCTTTTGCAGGTTTGAAAAACTTTACACCAGTTGACCAAACAATTACTACTCAACAAAGAACAATACAGACTGTTACAACGTACAGTCAAGATAACAGTTTAGGTACAACAACAAAAATTACTTGTTCAGCATCACACTACTACGAAGCAGGTCAAGCCGTTGTTTTAACAGGCACAACTTTCAGTGGTGGTATTGGAACAATAGACGGAAACTACACGGTACAGTCGGCTGAATTTTCAGCAGAATCACCTAACTTTGTGTCATTAACAATAAACTATGACTCACAAGCGTCAGGATTAAATGGTGCCAACTATAATGCGGCAAGTGGTACTATTGAAAGAACACCTGTGGTAGGAAACGCAAACAAACAGGTAGTAGAAGACTTCTCAGACCCAACAGGAGTAACTGGACAGGTTACTTTTGCTCCAACAACAACGATTTTACAGTTTGGAGTGAACAATGGAGTGTGGGAGTTTGACAGAACAATACCGTAAAGACGATAAATATTACGAAACAAGGGTACTATGGCATATATTGTAAACAAATTTGATGGAACTTTAATAGCAACTGTGCAAGACGGCACAGTGGATCAAACAACTAATCTAAGATTCATAGGTAAAAACTATGCTGGATATGGTGAAATACAGAACGAAAACTTCTTACACCTATTAGAAAACTTTGCAAGTGGTAGTCAACCAAGTAAACCACTCAGTGGTCAGATATGGTTTGACACATCAAACAGCAAATTGAAGTTCTATGATGGTACAAAATTCAGAACAACTGGTGGGGCAGAAGTAAGCACATCCGCTCCAGGTGGTTTAACAACTGGTGACTTTTGGTGGGATTCAGCAAACAGTCAATTATATGCTTGGGACGGTACAAGTTTTGTGCTTGTTGGTCCTCAAGGTACAGGTTCTTCAGTAACACAGTTTACAACAAGACAAATAAAAGATTCATTAAATGCAAATCAATTAATTATTGAAGGTAAAGTAAACAACACAACTGTTGTTCTTTTCAGCGGAACTGAATTTACAATTGGTACAGCAGATCCAAACAACACAATCACAGGATTTGATGTTGTTAAAAAAGGTTTAACACTTGTAAACACTCAGGCGGCAACAAGTGGTATCACAACAACTGACCACAGATATTGGGGAACATCATCTAACTCAGATAGATTAGGTGGCTTCCTTGCTTCTGATTACATCAGATCAGGTTCAAGTGCTTTTGCAAGTATTGTAAGATTTGGTGATGCAGGATTCACAGTTGGTGATTCAAATGATTTAAAAGTTTCAATTGAAAATGGCAATGAAGGTGCTATTGCAAATGAAATAGGAACTAAAATTTCTTTAAAAGTAAATTCAAATAACGTTGTTACAAACATTGCAGAAGTAAATGCAGATGGAATAATGCCAGGCACAGGTAATAAAAATATTGGTGCTTCAAATGATCAATGGTATGAAGTTCATGCAAATTACTTTAAAGGATTGGCGGACAATGCATCAGGTATATACTTCGGTAACCAAACTTATTTAGGTGCAACAACAGCCGTTAACAACACAGTGGCATTAAGAGATGGTACAGGTAAAATTACAGCAAATATTTTTGACGGTGTGGCAACATCAGCCAACTATGCTGACTTGGCAGAGATATATTCTACAGACAAAGAATATGAAGTGGGTACAGTAATGGCAATTGGTGGTGATGCAGAAACAACTGAATATGATAAAACAAAAAGTGCTTTTGGTGTAATATCCGAAAAACCAGGATTTTTGATGAACAAAGATGCTGAAGGTCAAGCGATTGCGTTTGTTGGTCGTGTACCAGTAAAAGTAAATGGTGCTGTACAAAAAGGCGACAAAGTTTTTGCTGATGATGGTGGTGTTGCAACTACTACCAAAAAAGGAGAATTAATTGGTTTTGCACTGGCAACTGATACAAATGAATCCACAAAACTTGTTGAGGTAGCACTAAGACTAATAAATAATTCGTAGGAATAGAATTCAATGGCTTTAATAACAGCAAATAGATTTAACACATTAAGACAATCAGTAGACAATGTACTAGGAAATGGTGCAGGTGACACAGGTTACGGACAAACATTAACAAGTGCAGGGATAAATGTTGGCGATATAATTAATGCAAGTCACATTAATGCTGTTTATGAAGATTTAAGAAAATGTTACAAACACCAAAACGGTGGTGACCCAGCAACAAGTTTAATCCAAGCAGTAACACAAGGCGATCTTGTAAAAGATACTGATGGTGTAAATTACACTGGTTGGGATCAATATGAAGCACTTGCTTCTACTATATCAACAAACAGATTGACTGTGGCAGGTACGCAACAAACCATTGCAACTGCAATGACAAGAAGCAGAGGCAGTTGGAATGGAACTATCGTACAAGTTTCTGACGTTTCTTTTGCTAGTGATGATGCACGAAGACACTTTTTTAACCAAGGTGGATTCATCAGAATTTTAGCGAGTACGTCAGACGGAAGTTCACTAGGTAACAGTTGGCAAAATATGTTTAACAACAATGCCGGCAATGTTGACCTTAAAGCACATAGCACAACAAGATCAGGCGGTGGTGGTTCAGTATCTGGAGCATTAGGAAATTATGAACTATCAGGAGCATACCAGTACATATATCAAAACTTTGATGCTGGTGGAGGTGCTTACAGTGCCAATGACTATTACATTGAGGCGTATGCGGCAAGTGGTAGTTTAATCAAAATCAGACAAACATGGAGAGACGAAAAAGGTGGCAATCCAGATGAAAACATCTCCAATTTAACAGCGACTATTCAATGTGCAACAGCAATAACAGATGTAATTGGTACTGCACCGGGTGTTTCAAGCGGTTCTGGTACTACTTTATAATTCATTTCATTGACTAAAATCCCAATTTACGTTATAATGACACTACAAAATTATGAATCAATCGTTCGAAAAATCTTTGGCTTACGCCAATCGTATGAAAGTGTTCAACAATCAACTTAGATTGTTAAAAGAAAAGTATCTAGAAAAGAATACTTACTACACTAAAGGACATCAATTTACAATAGATTTACATCTTCTTAATCATTGTATAGCACTGAAAAATTTGAACAAACAAAACACAGTTTTGCTAGATGATTATCAAATTCCCGTACAAATAGAAAACATAGATACTTTTTATCATGACATAATGGACGTTTACCAACAGAATCTTAATTCTTATCTAGTTGAATACAACAAGTTGGTAAAGGAAAAAGGTGAAATTTAAAAATGTCAAAAGGAATTGTATTATTTGCCCATAATAATGATACCATCAATTATGTGGCACAGGCGGTATTTTGCTGTAAGAAAATTAAAGAACATCTAAAACTCCCAGTAACTTTAATTACATCTGAAAATGTTAAAGAAGATATATTTGACAACATTATTAAAATAAAAAATCCAAATACAAAACAAACTAGAAATATGTATGACGGAGAAATCCGTAAAAACGTTTTGTGGAGTAATCAATCTAGATCAACGGTGTTTGATTTGACTCCATACGAAGAAACCATAGTGATGGACACAGATTATATTGTGGAAAACGATACACTGCTTAAAGCATTTCAAACGAAGGAAGACTTTTTAATAAACTATGATGCACAACACATAGATTTTGAATCAACAATGACCAGTGAAATGAAATATATTAGTGATACTGGTATAAAGATGTGTTGGGCCACAGTATTTTATTTTAAAAAAGTTGGACGTGTAAAAAATTTGTTTACTTTAATAGATCACGTCAAACAACACTGGAGTTTTTATAGGTTTCGATATCAATTAAAAGAACTAACATATAGAAATGATTTTGCTTTTAGTATTGCGATACATATGATGAACGGATTTACACACAGTGATTGGCCCAATAAATTGCCATGTAAATTGTTTTACATCACAGATAGAGATAAAATTATTTCATACAAAGACAGTACTTGGAGTTTTGAACTACAAGGTGGATTAAAATGTTCTATCAAAGACTTAAACATTCATGTAATGAATAAAATAGGATTAGAAAAAATAATAAATGACTAGAGGTTTTTTAATTTTTGTACAAGACAACGGAGATGTTGATTATCTTAAACTGGCGACTGCGTGTGCTATGAGCATTAAAAAATTTATGCCCAAAGAACAAGTATGCCTAGTTACAGATATATTTGTGCCTGACAACTTTAAACAATATTTTGACATAGTAAAAGATATACCAGGAGATGATTTGGCTAAAAATTCAAAATGGAAAGTACAAAACAGATGTAAAATATATGATGCCACTCCATTTGATGAAACTATTGTTTTAGATGCAGATATGTTAGTATTAGAAGATATTACACATTGGTGGAAAGCATTATCTAATTATGAATTATATTACACTGATAAAGTAAAAACTTTCAGAAATGAATTAGTTACAGACACGTTTTATAGAAAAGTATTTGAGGCAAACAATTTACCTAATGTGTATTGTGGTATGTACTATTTTAAACGCACAGATAACAATCATAAGTTTTTTGAATTACTGAAAGACGTAGTAAAAAATTACAGTTGGTACAGCGAAAAGTACACTTCTAAAAATACGCAAAGTTGGGTTAGTATGGATGTCAGCACTGCTATTGCAATTAAAATACAAAATATTGCTCATCAGGTTTTTTCTAAAAAGAACTTTTTAACTTTTACACATATGAAACCTAACATACAAAAGTGGTTAGCACAAAAGGATAGTTGGTTAGAAGTAATTGATTACAATTTTAACAATTCAAATGAACTAATGGTAGGCAACTTTTTACAAAAAGGTATATTTCACTATGTAGAGAAAAGTTTTGTTACAGACAAAATGATGGAGCAGTTACAATGAGACCACCTTTAAAATTCGGAAATTATAAACCTGAAATGAAATACTATTTTAAATTTGATCCAGATAGTGGAGAAGTGTTAGAGTTTAGTATAGAAAAGAAAGGTAATTGTGTAGAGATATCAAAAGAACTTGCAGACAAGTTGTATGCAGGACAAACAAATTATATTTTTTATAAAGTGATATTAGACAAAGATGGATACAAAGCAGTGCCTAAGAATGCTGTTGAAAGCAAGACACATACAGAAATACAGCAGAAAGATATAGCAAACACAAATTTATATGAAATTAAATCAAACACAAATGATTCTTGTATTAGATTTATTTTAAACATGACTAAAAAAGAATTGAATATATCAATAGACAGCAAGTTAAAAGCATCGTTGCAGAACAGCGTAGACGCTGATAACGAGTATGAGTTTTTTGCAACTGATGATGATAACACGTCAATACCAGCATACAGTTTTAAAATTAAATTACAAAATTTATTTGATAATAATATTGTAATACCACACACAGTTGATTATGTGCCAAAAATATTTTGTCGGAAAGTTTTTAATTATGCGTATGAGGTTGCACAATGATACTAAAAATTTCAGATATAGATTTTGTGTTTTTAAGTTTTGACGAGCCAAATGCTGATAAAAACTTTGCTGATTTGAAAAACAAAGTGCCCTGGGCAAAACGTGTACACGGAGTAGCAGGATTTGATTCTGCACACAAAAAAGCAGGTGAGATATCTGAGTCACAAAGATTTATTACAGTAGATGCAGACACACAGATTGATGAGGAGTTTTTGTCAATGCTTGTAGACTTCAACAGTTTAGGCATAGATGACACATACACATTAAGTTGGTGTGGTAAAATTGATCTTAATGGATTACAATATGGCAATGGCAGTTTAAAATGCTGGACAAAAGAATTTGTTAAAGAAATGAAAACACATGAAAACCACGATGGCAAAAATAAAAATGTAATTGAGTTTTGTCATAATCCTAAATATTTCCAATTTAATGAAAATTTTTCAACAAGTTTTATAAATGGTTCGGCTTATCAGGCATGGAGAGCAGGTTTTAGAGAAGGTGTCAAAATGTCTTTAGATAAAAATAACAAACTACAAGATTTAAAAGATGGCTGGTGGCAAAATTATCAAAGACTGCTTGTTTGGATGTCAATTGGTGCAGATGTAGAATACGGCATTCACGCAATACATGGAGCAAGATTAGGATGTTATCTAACAAGTTGTACAGATTGGGACTTTACAAAAGCAAACAATTATAGATTTTTTCAACAGTATTGGAAATTTGAAATGCATGACAACAACAGGACTCCTGACTTTTATAAAGAAAGTGTAGAATTAGGACAAAAAATATTGCAACAGCATGACATAGAATTAAGTGCCGAGCCTTTTAATTCAGCACAAAGCAAAACTTTTAAAGAAGTGTATTTGAATACGCCAAGAATATGGAAAAGGAGATTCAGAAATGTTTGATATATTTTTTATATCATATCAAGAACCTAATGCAGATGTGAATTTTGCAATACTTCAAGATAGATTTCCTATTGCTCAACGGGTGCATGGTGTTAAGGGAATACATCAAGCACATAAAGAAGCCGCCAAAAAAGCATTAACAAAAATGTTTTATGTTGTGGATGGTGACGCTTTAGTAGAAGATAATTTTAATTTTGATTATGAAGTACCGCAAAAAGATATGAATGCTGTCCATGTTTGGAGAAGTAAAAATCCTGTAAATGAATTAGTATATGGTTATGGCGGAGTAAAATTATTGCCAACAAAACTTACATTAGACATGGATTGTGCTTCAACAGATATGACAACTAGTATTAGTAAGAGATTCAGACCTATGGAGCAGATATCTAATACGTCTCGTTTCAATAGCACACCATTCAATACTTGGAAAAGTGCATTTAGAGAATGTGTAAAATTATCAAGCAAAGTAATAGACAGGCAAGATAATAAAGAAACTGAAGCAAGATTAGATGTGTGGTGCAACAATTCAAATGACAATATTGCTATTGCGGGTGCAAAAGCAGGAAGACAATATGGTGAAGCGAACAAAAATAACAAAGAAGCATTAGCAAAAATTAATGATTTCGAATGGTTAAAGGAACAGTACAATGACAATCCCATTTAATAAGATTGTAAAATTTGGGCAGAGTACTATGCTTGAAAAAGATTTATTCAACGTAAGTTGGATATTGAGTAGATTTTGCAATTATAATTGTTCGTATTGTTGGCCCTATGCACACAGTAAAAAAGTTGACCATAGGCCATTAGATGAATACAAAAATACTATGGATGAAATAAAAAGACAAGCACGAGCAAATGGATTTAACAGTTTTCATTTTAGTTTTTCAGGCGGTGAACCTACAGCATACAAAAGATTTTTGTCTTTAATAGATCATTATTCCAAAGATACTGAAACAAATTATCAAAGTTTACATATGACAACAAATTGTTCGCCAGGCATGAAGTGGTGGAACGTATGGTTAAAAGCAACAACAAAATTAATACGTAGAAGTATTACAGCAAGTTACCATCATGAATTTGCACAAGAAGATACATTTGGCGACAAGTTATTAATGTTACAAGATGCAGGTGTATATTCAACAATTAATCAGGTAATGGTTCCGGAGTTGTTTGATGAGTTGTATGAAAGATGTGAACGTTTTCATAAACGTGGTTTAAACGTAACTCTTAAACCTCAAAGTGATGAAACTGCAAGTGAAATAGTGGAAGGCTACACAGAAGCACAAACAAAATTAATGCAAGAAGGTTTTCCAATGAAAACAAAAGAAGGAGAGCATATTAATCAAATTAAGTTGTTTGATAACATGAAACAAGAATACAACATGGATCAAGCAGAAAGATTCAATGCTTTTGGCTTTAATAAATTTAAAGGTTGGAATTGTAATGCAGGTTATCAAAGTTGTATTATTAGAGAACCAGGCGGTGAAATAAAAAGAGCATATAGTTGTCATGATGAACCATTAGGAAATATAACAGAGGGATTTAATTTGTTTAAGAATCCTATGATTTGTACAACACCTAGTTGTGTTAGTAGTGCAGACAGCAAAATACCTAAAAAGAAAGAATGTCCTTGTGGACGTTCACCTACTGGCAGATGCAATGGTATGCACAATTTGTCAGAGTCAGACTACAAAATTAAATTAGAGGAATATTACGCCAATGTATAATTTAAAAGATATAAAAGATGTGCATTTTGAAATAACCAGTAAGTGCCAAGCGAAATGTCCTATGTGTCCAAGACGTATTGCAGGTGGCCCTCTCAATCCATTTATCAAATTAGATGAAGTGTCTTTAGAAACATTCAAAAAATGGTTTCCTGAATCTTTTATAAAACAATTGAACAGTATGTTTATGTGTGGAAATCTTGGCGATCCTATCATAAGCAAAGATACATTGGAAATATATCAATACTTGCGTGAAGTAAATCCAAATATCAGTCTTGCCATGCACACAAATGGCAGTGCAAGAGATCCTAAATGGTGGGAACAAATTGCAAAAGCAAGAGTAAAAGTAACTTTTGGATTAGATGGATTGCAAGACACTAATCATCTATATAGAATATCTACAAATTTTGATAAGATTATTAAAAATGCAAAAGCATTTATAGATGCAGGAGGATTTGCAAAGTGGCATATGTTGGTGTTTGAACATAATGAACATCAAGTGGAAGAAGCAAGACAAATGGCGCAACATTTAGGATTTAAAACATTCACTACTAAACACACTTCACGATTCAAAGGAGATTATTTACAAGTGATTGATGAACAAGGAAAACCTTTGCACAAATTAAGACCAACAGAAAAAAGTTCAAGTATGATACCTTTAGTTGAACAATCACAAAAAGAAACTAAACCAACTATTGTGTGTAAAGCAGTCAAGTACAAACAGATATATGTGAGTGCTTGTGGTAATGTATCGCCGTGTTGTTGGTTAGATATGGAATGGATACCACCAATGCAAGAATCAAGAATTGATTACATGAAGAGAATTGGGGAGTTTCCGAATTTAAATACAAGTAGTTTAGAACAAATATTTGAAAAAGGATTTTTTAACAAAATTGAACAAACATGGAAAGAAGCGCCATTGCAAGAGTGTTCTAAACAGTGTGGAGCATTTGATAAGTTAGGAGAGCAATTTGAAAATTGAGATTAAAGACGTTTTGTTTTGGATGGATTGCATCAGAAATTCTGATGATAGATATCGTACTCTTGAAAGTTTCTGGAAAGGTCAAATCAACAGCAAAGTTTGGTTGATTGAACATTTAGAAAAGTATTATCAAAATAGACCATACAATATATTATTATGTGGTGGCTGGAATGGAGTACTCGCAACACTATTGTTTAATAGTATGCTGGATATCACTAGGATTGTAAGCATGGACATTGATAATAAATGTGAAGATATTGCATACAACATGAACAAAGATTATGAAATACAAGGTAGATTTAAAGCAATTACTTCGGATATGTTGGCTTACAACGATTATGATAAACACAATTTGATTATTAATACTGTATGTGAACACATGACACCAGAACAATACAACGAATGGTTAGATAAATTGCCATCTAAGAAAAGGATTGTGATTCAAAGCAACGATTATTTCAGTCATAAAGAACACGTGAATTGTAAACAAACATTAGAAGAGTTCCAGAAAGATTGTAGAATAAATGTAGATATCGCGGCTACTATGCCAACAGAAAAATATAACAGATTTATGATAATAGGAAATACAAAATGAAAGCACCAGTAAATTTTTCAGATAAGGTTGCTTACAAAATTACAATGTTCTTGCGTTGGATTGCTGATACTTTTTTTAAAAAAAGATATGGACACAGGGCAGTAGTTTTAGAAACTGTTGCAGGTGTGCCGGGAATGGTTGCAGGTATGTGGAATCATTTACGTAGTTTAAGAAAAATGAAACCTGATGACAGAGGTTGGATTAAAACATTGTTAGCAGAAGCAGAGAATGAACGTATGCATCTTATGATTTTTATTCGCATAGCAAAGCCTAATTGGTTTGAACGTTGGATGATTATTACAGCACAATTTTTATTTTGGCATTTTTATATGTTCTTGTACATATTTTTTCCGCAGTGTGCTCATAGAATGGTTGCATACTTCGAGGAGCAAGCCTGCATAAGTTATACAGAATACTTGAAAGAAATAGATGAGGGCAGAACAGAAAATATTAAAGCACCTAAGATAGCAATTGATTATTATAATTTGCCTAAAGACGCAAAGTTGCGTGATGTTGTTATAGCAGTTAGAAAAGATGAAGAAGGACATCGAGATGTGAATCACGATATGGCAGATCAAATTAGAAGAAACAGAGCAGGACTTATATCATGATTATGAGTAACAAAGACATAGAAGAATATCATAACATCGGATTAGACACTGCAACCAAAGTGTTTAATAAATTTAAAGATGGAACTTTAGATTATTTAGAATTAGATTTAAATTTTAATGATTACAAAGTGAAAACTGAATTCAATGACATTGAACCTTATTATGTTGAACACAGAGAAGACGAAACACATAAAGGTTGGGAAAGTTGTTGTTTGCATGGACTAGGTATTGATCAAACTAGAGTTGCAAAAGAGTATGGATATAAAGACGAACTTAATGCTCCATATGATTGGACACCTTTACAAAAGTTGGCTCCAACAGCGAAAAAATTCTGGGAGGATTTCCCAGCAGAAAAGTACAGTAGAATAAGGTTTATGAAACTTAAACCAGCAGGCATGATAGATTGGCACAATGATGATCCTGGTACACCATTACCAGATGACTTATGTGAATATCTTATTCCAATTAATGTTGCAGTATTACATCCTGCTTTATGTTATATGGAAATGGAACCTGAAAAAATATTACCGTGGAAGCATGGCAAGGTATTTTTAGTAAATATTTTAAAGAATCATAGAGTTTTAAACAACTCTAATGTAGACAGAATACACATGATTGCCCAAGCACATATTGGAAACAAAAGAAAAGCATTTAACGAATTACTAGATAGGAGTATACAAAAATATGGCATTTCTATTTGAAGCACAAACAAAAGAAAAGAAAAACATTGTATTCATTTGCAACACTAATTTTCATCAAATAGATAATATTAGTGCAAAAGAAACAATTATGAATATTGCTGAATATCAAATTAGCAATATTACTAGTAAGGGATATGATTGCTATGTTGCAATAAGTGAAGACACAACTTTACAAAAAGTTGCAGATGATTACGATTATGCAGTGTGTTACAGCACAGATACAGAATTTGAAGGAGATAAGTTTTTTGAGCATCTACATGGACTTATAAAATCAGAATTTCTTGTTGCAGGACATATCTTAGATAGAAAAGAAGGTTGGTATGAAATTCATGAACAATGCTATGTTTTAAATTTAAAAAAATACAAAGAATACGAATGTCCTGCAATAGGTGAATTTAAAAGAAATGCTGAACATTTTGAAACAGTTGCAATTAGAAGTGATGAAAATTTCCATGATGATCATACTCCACTTTGGATTAAACCTGGTATTGAAATGGAAAAATACAAACACAAATGGCATGGTTGGAATCTTTTAAGAGTTGCCTTCGACAATAAAGAAGAAGTAATTGTGTTCGATGAAAACATCAGACACTCAAAAAGATGTTACTATGCCGCACACGAAACTGATTACATTGAAAACAGCAGTCATATTTTAAAGAAATACAACCTAAGTGCAAGTAGATTATTTTATCCAATTAATACAGAAGAGGTTGTTCCGTTGCCAGATTTTGTTGGGCCTATAAAACAATTAGTGACTCCTGCAAGTGGATTTAATTGGTTAAAATATTTAGACAAGTTTGGATATGATGAAGAAACAGAAGTAATATTTTATGATTACAACCCTAATGCTTTATATTATATGCAAACCATAATAGAAAAATTTGAAGGTGGAGATTTACATAAATTTTTAAAACAGAATAATACACACAGGACACCTGATTGGATCAATAGTAAAAAAGATATTGCAGACTATATTAGTAAAATAGGAAGTTTGTTAACATTAAGAAATCAATTAAAATTCAAATACGTTGAGTGTGACCTGTTGAATGAGTTTAATTTAAAAATAAAAAATCATAAAGGCACAATTTTAAATATTAGTAATATATTTGCGTATGAACCAACAGCGGCAATGGTTCCAACAAAGCAAAGAGTATTCAGAGAAAACAAATTAATAAAACTGTTAAATGAGAAGTTTGATAAAATCCATTTGATTGCATCTATGCACTCATGGTCAGGTTACGTAGATTATCCTATGTTAGCAGGGCCAGTTACGAAATTTACAGAGTGCGATATAGAATCTATGAAAGCACCGTTGTGGCGCTTTGGCAAAGAATGGAAAAATCCAAAGGATCCTTATGAAGATGAAGAATAGTTGTACTTTTTGTATGCATCCTTTCACAGGACTTGCTACTAGAGAAGATGGTGCAATAAAAGTTTGTTGCAGAAGTTTGCCTATAGCAAACATAAATGATATGAGTTTAGAAGAAGCGTGGAACTCGGATGCAATGAAAGAAGTAAGACGACAAGTCTTAAATGACGAAAGACCTGATGTGTGTCAACCTTGCTTTGATTTAGAAGATCAAGGAGTGCAAAGTTTAAGACAAAGGCACATTACAGATTCTTCACCAGAATCAAGAAGCAATTTGTATCCAAATGCCTTAGATAGTTTACAGAGTGATTATTCAATGCCATTTGAATTGCCTACCATGGAGATAAAAATTAATAATCTATGCAATCTAAAATGTAGAATGTGTAACCCTTTAGACAGTACACAATGGAAAGATTGGGGCAGTATTGTATCGCATTATGAAAAAGAAGGAAATTATCTTGTAGACGCAGTAAAAAGTTTAGGATTAGAAAAAGCACCATATGTTGGTTTATTTGAGGATAAGTTACATTTCTGGGAAAATCTAGAAAAACTTTTACCTTATTTCAAACGTGTAGAATTTGCTGGAGGTGAACCACTTATGGATCCATCACATTACAAAATTTTAGATTTGCTTTCGAAAAACGGAAAAAATATTGAAATAAAATATGCCACTAATGGTACAACACTAGGAATTAAAGGTGGAAGAACTGTGCATGAGTATTGGCCCAAATTTAAAAGTGTCGCTGTAAATGTAAGTATAGATGGATTGCATGACACATATGAATATATCAGAGGTAATGGCAAGTTTTCTGACGTTGAATACAACATAAAAGAAATGAAAAAGATACCAACAGTAAGTCGTATTGTAGGAGCATTTACAGTTCAAGCCAACAACATATTACAAATAGACAAAGTAATTGATTACTTTTTAAATGAAATGCAAATTGTATTTTACAGTCACAGAGTAAACTATCCTAGAGCCTTATCGGCACAAGTTTTGCCCGAAGAATTAAAACAAGCAGTGGTTGTAAAACTAGAAGCAATGAAAAGTAAAGTAAAAGACTACGAAATGATTAAAAAATATCCTGTGTTAGAAAAAATTACTTTGCAACAGATTCAGGACAACATTAATTTTTTACAAGCAAGAGATTTGCACGAACATTGGAACGATTGTGTAGACTTCAATAGAAAGTTAGACGCCACAAGAAAGCAAGGACCATTTGAAAAAATTAATCCGGAGTTTGCAAATTATGTTTAGAGTTGAACATTTATACAAACACGTACAAGAAAGTGTAAAGGTAGAATGGAATCTTGGCAAAAGATGTAATTATGATTGTTCTTATTGCCCTGCAGAAATACATGACAATACAAGTAAACACACTGATATAAAACTTTTAAAAAGTGCTGTTGATTCATTAGTTTCATCAATGCCTGATTTAAGAACCAAAGTTAGAATAAGTTTTACCGGAGGTGAACCTTGTGTGCATCCAAAATTTTTAGAACTTTTAGAATATGCAAGACCAAAAGTAAGTTGGTTAAATGTAACAACAAATGGAACAAGAACTGCCAAATATTATACACATCTATTAGACAATTTGGTAGATCATTTGGTATTCAGTTTACACTTTGAATACGACCACCAAAA